CCCTGTTGGCGCCGCCACCCTCAAACCTGCTCGAAATATACAGCGCAGCCCTGCGTGATGCAGCTTTGATTAACGAGAAACTCCAAGAGCTGCAGGCTAATCTCGCGAAGGCGATCGCCAACGTGCCACCGCCGCCGAGCTCCTAATCCGGACGTGGTGTGGCCGCCTGGTTCTTCTCGCGCTGGGCGGCGAATTCGGCGAGCTGGCGCAGCCCGGCCGCGGCGGCGCGCAGGTAATATGTGGCCAGGTTGCGTGGCAGTCTGTCGGGGTCGCTGTCGGATGGCCGCAGTTCGTCAGCTTGCTGGGTGAGTCGACCGGCGTGGGCGGCATATTGGGCGGCCGTCATGGTTTCATCTCCAGGCTCTCGATCAACGCGGTGAGGCCTGCTTCCAGGCGCCGGGCGGCACTTAAGGTGACCTGTAGGTCGCCATGCCGATCTGTGCTGGCCAGCAGCTCTTGGAGTTTCTCGTTAATCAAAGCTGCATCACGCAGGGCTGCGCTGTATATTTCGAGCAGGTTTGAGGGTGGCGGCGCCAACAGGGCGGGCTGGGCACCCTTTGGAAAGTGAAGAGATCGGACGATGCCGGCTTTCATGCGGTAGCTCCTTTCGCGCTGCCGCGGTGGCTTTCGGTGCGGGCGAAATCTTCAGCCCAGTGGAGTATCAGTCCAAGGGATCGCGGGCCCGTTGGATCCTCCGGCGATCGCGGCGGGAGCTTGGCTATAGCGTTGCGGTCGAGGCCCTTGAAGCGAGCCGCCACATCAAGCAGGAATTTCATTACGTGCACGGTGTCGGCGCCCACCAGGGCCAGCAGGCGGCGGACCAACACTCGATCGCTTTTGCTGTCGCGGGAGATGCGCTCGCGTGAAAAATCGGCGTGCTTAAAATGCTCCTGCATGCGCGCTATTTCAGAAAAGAAGAGACCCTCTGCTTTCCGTTCTTCGTCTGTCGCCAATGCTGGCAGTTCGTGGCCGTTCTTAGCCGTTGTTTGTGGCGAATTGTGGCCGTTGCCGCCGTACAGTAGCTTGTGCTCTCGCCCATCATGGTCATGCTCGCGGCCGGAGCGTGAGCCAGAGGCCTCCGGCCCCTCCGCTCGCTGGCGGTCTAAGGGGTTTCTGGTAGGGTCTGAAGGCAATAAGGATGCAGCGGTCTGTACACCCTCGATTTCGGGCTCTGTGCAGACTTTATTTCGAGTGCGTACAAACTCGAAAGAGGTCTGCACAAGGTTTTCGATGGCCGGTCCCAGCGCGCTGAGCTGGGCTTCGCGGGCGGCATACTCTTCCGGTGTCAGCCCGCGGATCGGCTGGGCCTCACGAATTTTCTCTATGCCGCGGCGCGAAAGTATGGTAGATTTTCTCTCAGTGAAACGGCGACGGATCAGCAGCGTGGCATTGGCGACGGCCAGATCCTCTGCCTCTTCCTCATTGACCCACTCCTGTCGAACCAGTTTTTGCTCGGCTGGGTCTAACTGTGTGATTCTTTTGAGGATATAGGGCGGGAAAAGGTCTGTACAGACCTTTTCGTACGCTTTTTCTTCGCCTCCGACTTCGGCGAGCGTTCTTCTAATCACCCTCCCACAGAGATAAATCCGGCGCGGCCCTTCGGCCTTCGTGCCCATGCGATAGCGGCCGCGGGCGACTCCCTTGCGCAGCGTTCGGCGCGCATCGCCTGGGTCCGTCTTCAGAATGTTGGCCAGGTTCTCCACATAGAGCGGGTTACCGTCGCCGTCGGTGGCATAGGGTGACAGGTGGCCGATGGCGATCGTTTTGGCGCACATCAGCGACCAGAAGCGGACGTCTGGGGACTCGCCTTCATCCTGCCAGGCGACAAACTGATCCTCTGGCATGGGCGCCCATTTCTTGGCGCCGATCTCTTTCATGAGCTCACTGGCGCGGCCTCCGTGGATCTTGCCAGCGTGGGGAGCGGCCGGGCGGGGTTCGGGCGCCGGCTGCGCGTTCATCGATTTCATACCTTCGACTCCTTTTGTTTTTGGCGGTAGTGTCTGGGGAAGACCATCGACAGCGGCCGCGGCGCCCAGTAGGCCTCGGCGGTGTTCTGCAGCTCATCCAGCGCGTCGCATTCGGCGCAGTCGAACCACACGGTCAGGTCGAGCGTGTCGTGCTCCCAGAGCAGATGTTTGCGCAGGCGCGCGAGCACCACCTCAGGCCGCGGCGGCGCCTGGCTCAGATCGGGGCGGGTGCGGCCGGCGAGGTAACAGGGCACCGAGCAGAAGCCTTGCGGCGGGTGCGCGCGGCTATAGCGCCAGTAGTATTCGTGGCAGTGGCGGCAGCTGGCGATCATGCGGCACCGTCCATCTCTTCCGGATCTAGCAGCCCATCGCTCAATCGGGCTACCCAGGCTTCGGCTTCTTTCCAGGTGGCGCGATCCTCATCCAATCCGGGTTGATCGTCCGGGTCGCAGGCCTCGGTCTCGCCCTCGACAATCACGCTATCGATGGCGCATTCCACGTAGGTTTGCAGCTCGCCCAAGAGGCGCACGAGTTGCGCGCGGTCCGCATCGGTCAAGGTAAATTCGCCGGTGCTCATAGCTTCAGCCTCCCTTCCGGAGTGAGCAGGGCGGCATGCTTGGGGCAGTAGTCGGTGTCAGGCTCTTTGTGTGTGGCGCAGGACTGGCACAGCACGGCGTCGCACATCTTCCCCGGTCGCACCGGAAAGTCGCACAGCTTCCAGTGGTCTTTGAGCAGCCGCCGGCAGCCGACACAGTGGCGCGATCGCTGGCTGCCGGCGCGGCAGATAATGGCGACCGCTTCGCCGTTGACGACGCGAATCATACGGCCTCCGGATCCGGCCGGCGCTTGGCGGTGCGCAGCCAGTAACGGACGGTGGAAGGGTGGCGGGCGCCCAGCAGGTGGCCGATGAATCTGATGGGCCAGCCATGGAAGCAGTGCAGGTTCATCGCAATTTCACGGCGCGCGCGGACGCAGGCTCGCTCATGCGATGGGCCGACGATATCGGCTGGCGTGATGCCGTGCCAGGCGGCGACGTCTTCCAGCAGCGCGCGCACCCAGGAGAGACCGCGCGCGGTGGGCTCGGAGCGGCGGGGGAGCGGGCTCATAAAGCACCCCGTCGCAGATGAATACCAAGCGGGCAGACCATATCGCGGGGGTCTGTGCCGAACCGAAAGAAGCGGGACTTCGGGTTTGGATCGTCGAGAAATTCAATCTCGACCATGTGGAGTTCGTGAGCGGCGAGTGAAGTGGCATGCTGCTCGGCCAGCTTGGGCACCAAGCTGTGTAGCTCGTCTTCATCGAGCTCGATCAGATCCTCAAATATGCGCTGTTGGTCGGCATAGCCACGGACAGCGATCTTGATGGTCATGGCTCGGCCTTCCGTTGCGCCAGGTAGAGCGGACGTACTGCGGAGCAGGCGCTGCACTGGCAGGTCCAGTCGGGTTCGGCCAGTTTGTGTTCGCGGGCGATCAGGATGGTGACCCAGTGAATTTCGATTCCGGTCCAGTCGCTGATCTCCGCAGTGATCGGGATGATGGGGGCCAGCCGGGGCTCCCAGAGCGTAAGCTGTTGCGCCGTCATGGCATCACCCGATCGGATTCCCCGAGGATCAGCTCGCTGTCGAGCAGCATCAGGGCCTCGCGGAGCAGCTCGGTAATCCGAGGTTCATGCGCCTCGTCGGCCCAGTCCGTCAGTAGGGCGGCCACCTCGATCGCCGCCGCATCGCAACTGGAGCACAAGTCAGGCTCGGACCAGGAACACGGCGGGTTGCAGGGCTGGTGTTCGGTGCAGTGACATACCCGGCAGCTCGCTAAGCCACTTTTGGCCTCCGGCCGTAATTGCCGGGCGATCATGGGGGTAACCGCGGCCCGACCGGCTGCGGTCAGATTAAATCGGTACTGGCCATCCTGGGTAGCCTCCGCCTCCAGGAAACCCCCGGCGATCAAATCGGAGATTTCTGGCTCAAAACGCTGCAATTGGCTCAGCCCTAAGCCATGACAATTGGTTTCCATTCACACCTCTCGAAACTTTTAAGGTTGAAAACAGTTGAAGGTTTGCGCTTGGGAAAGGGGTTGAGCCTTAAGTAAGATTGAGGCAGGCCGTGCCCTCCGGGCGCGTGAGTAACCGGAGCCGTTACGGAAGCTGTTCTAGTCCGCCAAGATTTGAAGCAGCAACCGTCAGCGGTTTCGGGAAGCCGACGGAGGAGACCTTCCACGGCAACTGATGTCCCGGTCGGGACCTGCCGATGTGGCATAATCCCGACATAAGGGGTATTCCCGATCACTTTGTTCGGGAGCACGCGTACCGTGCAGGACATGTCCTCCCCCAGACATGCCCCCATCGAATTCTCCACCCCGCTGTTCGACGCGATCGATTGCCAGCGCAATCGTTATCGAACCGCCCAGCTGGCGCCAGCGACCACTCTCTCTTATGACCGTGATTGGCGCGTCTTCGAGGCATGGTGCCGGGCCGCGAAGCGTTCGGCGCTGCCGGCGTCGCCCGACACGGTAGAGCTGTACACCACCGACCTGATCGGACGCGGCCGCAAAGTCACCACCCTCGCTCGTCATGTCGCCGGCATCCAATATCGCACCGCTGCGCCGGCTATGCGAGCCCATGCGGCCCTGGTGTACGCGCGATACTGGCCGGCGCGCGCCGCCTCTTGTGCCAGGTGCCCAACCAGAAGGAAGCTCTGCGCACCGCCGACCTGGCGCGCATGGTCGCCGTGACGCGAGCCGACACAGCTATCGCCGCCCGCAACCAGGCGCTGCTGCTGTTCGGCTTCGCCAGCGCTTTGCGGCGATCCAACCTGGCGGGGCTCGATCGCCAGGACCTGTGTTTCACTGCGGAGGGCGTGCTCATCACCGTGCGCCACGAAAAGCAGGACCGGACAGGACGCCCGCGGAGCATCGCGGTGCCCTCCGGGAGACACGCCGCGACTTGCCCGGTGCGCGCGCTGCGTAAGTGGCTCGCCTGGCGCGGCGACGGCTTCGGGCCGCTTTTCTGCCGCGTGTGGCATGGGCGGGTCGACGGCCATCGCATGCTGCCAAATCGCGTCGCCCAGATTGTGCAGGAAGCCGCGGCCTCGATCGGGCTCGATCGCCGGCTCTATGGCGCCCACTCGCTGCGCGCCGGCTTCGTTACGGAAGCCCTGGAGAATGGCGCCGGCGAAATCCTGATAGCCCGGAAGACAGGGCATAAGGACTTGTCGACCTTGCGGCGCTATTTCCGAGGCAGAAGTCTGTTTCGTGCCAATGCCGGCGCAGCTCTCGGTTTGTGAAGCAGGATTCGAGCGCGGGCTGCGAAATCTAGGCAACATCGGCCTCGACGCAACGGGGCATCTGGAAGGGCCGCCGCTGCGTGTGCCCCCTTGTGAAGGGGGCGCGGCGGCCGGATCCAGGAAAACTCGGCCGGGGATCAACCGACCGGAAAATAGAATACGCGAATTGAGGGCCTGTGTCCAGCGGGTTCTCCTCCGGTTTTTGCGAACATTGGGGGAAAGTCTATCGCCCCCTGCTGACGAAGACAAGCTAGCTCCATGGGTTACCATCGAAATGGTCCGCGCGAGGCTGGCGGCCGGTGTCCTCTGCCAAACACTCAGAGGGCGGCGAAACCGGCCGCCCAGGTTTTCCAGGCGACTTGATTTCAGAGCGCCCCTGATCAATTCATGACAGGATGCAGTTTGACCAATCGCCATACTTCAAGCTGAGCGTGCAGGGCTGCCGGCGCGTCGGCGCCATTGGCGGTCGTCGATCCGCTCGCAACCGAAGGCTCAAGGCTACATGCGTTTCAGACCAGGTGGCGGCGGCGGAGCCGGCGGAGGAAACGGCACGCCAGGCCATCGAGCGAATCGACGCCCTGTGTCCCTGGCTGGTCGGCTGTGAGCGCGCAGCGGTAGAGTAGGGGTAGTCCGACCAATCCTTCCTACGCCGCGGGTCATCAGCCTGGTCAGGCAAAAAAGGGAGGGAACCCCCAACGTGACAGCCCCCGCTCAGCCAGAAACTCTCTCAGGAAAGGCCGTTGCGCACGTTTTCAGTGCGATCGGCGTGATGCGTCCGGATCTTCGGAGGCATGATCGATGTACGCTGCTGCTGCGCGTCATCGATGTGATCCGAGCCCCATCGCCACCATGCACCGCCTGTCACGGCGCCGGCATGATTCGTATGGCTCCTTTTCGGCACGTCGCGTGTCCGTTGTGTTGTTCTCCAACGTAAACTTTTCGGCACCAATGTCCTGATTCGATAGAAGGCCGGGCGCCAGTTCCGCAATCCCTGCGGCGCTATCCAAATCGAGGATTTCGCCAGAGGCGGAGCTCTGTCATCGTCGTTGTCAGACATGCTTCCCCCTTTGCTGCCTAACTCAGCGGACGTGTTGGACGTCAAGAAGCTGAGCACCGCGGACCTCGCCGATGAATATTCAGAGGTGAGGCTCCGAATGATGGGCTGGAAGCCCAATGTCAACCCTCACGCCGAGCGTTTCGGCGAGCTCGACGCGGAGCTGCTGCGCCGGGCCGAGAGGTACCCCCCGCATTATACTCTTCAGGTTCCCGGTAACAAGTTCATCGTTCCGATCTCGGCTCAGGAAAACAGAACCACAATAGTGGATCCCGCCGCGGTATACCGGTGTGTCCGCGTGCGCGGGCTCAACGTCCTGCTCGCGCACTATAAGATCACGCTGGCCTCGATTCGCAAGCTGTTCACGGAGGAGAAGCAGCTGCAGTTTCTCTCAACGGCGCGCACCGGGCCGCGCACGATCGGCGAGCCCGTACTCGCGGACGTGAAATCGTGATCTGGCAACCGGTCACCTCGAGGATGTTTTCCGAAATAGGGCACGATGCAGCGACCAGCACGCTGGGGCTGCGGTTCAAGAAGGGCGGGGAGTATCACTACCACGTCTTTTCGGCGGCGAAGCACCAGGCTCTAATGGCCTCCGAATCGAAGGGCAAGCACTTCAGGGCGCATATTCTTGACCAGCACGAATTCACGAGGATTTCATAATGGGCGAAAACGAAAAAGGGAGATGTTCGGCAGATCGAAATCTCCGCGAGGAGCGCGGCGACCTCGAGGAAGCCAGGTTGCACCTCTCGCAGTTGGAGAAGATGGCGGCGGAGCGTGTTGAAGAGCTGTACCGGGCGAAGGGCAGGGCCATGGATACTTTGGCTCCCAGGCCATGGGTGGAAGCATCGATCGAAGAGAAGTTAGAGCGCACGCGCGAGGCAGTCAAGCAGGATCGGTCGCAGCTTCAGTATATTTACGGTCGGCTGAGCGAGTTACAGCAGCAGCTCGGGCGTCTGCTCAGTCACGATCACCTCGGCGGTCGCGTGGTCGTTCCAGCGTTCGAGGCGCCGAAGTTCGATTGTGGTTCGGCCGGGCAGCAGATCGCCGCGCGCGATCTGGATCCCAGCCAGGTCATCTTTTGAAACCGGCGAAACTGCCATCAGTACCAAATAGTCTTGTCGCCGGCGATCGAAGCGGGCTACGTTGAAAGCTGATCGTCATTGATCGGAAACCAGGCGGCGCAACCAGCGGTCAAGGCCGTTAGATAGCCGCCTTTCTTCTTCTCAGCTCAATAGAGCTGATCCCATAGGGTTTCACTCCAGTAGTGTCTCGACACATCCACCAGCGCTGCGTCCGGATCACAAATCCTCTGCCCGATGGCAAGACTTACACCAGCGGGCGGCGCGCCAGGCGCTATGTCGACGAGGAGCGGGCCCGGTGGACCGACGCGTCGGAGACGGTGATCGAATTCATTATTTCCCATCGGCACTACCGCGCAGCGCGGTGGAGGCAGTGCGTCGTTACGGCGGTGATGGAGGGGGACTCGGGGATGGCCACGTTGGCGGGAATTCGCGGGATTCCGGTGATCAACCCCATCGAGCTGATCACCGATCGTTCAAAGCGAAGGGTAAAACGGAAGGCAGCATGAAAACACTTTTGCTTATAGTGGCACTGGGCGCCGCGGCACTTAGCGGGCAGACCATCACCATCACCGGGCCGAATGCCAACGTCAAGGCGGGCTCGGCCGTCGTGTTGACGGTGACTCTCTCCGGATCGGCGGGAGTGAACGTGCAGGCCCTGCAGTACAGCATCACCGGCTTCCAGGGCTGGACGGTGGCGGTAGCGGACGGCGCCGCGGCGACCGCCGCCAGTAAATTCAACACCTGCGCCATGGTGGGCACGGTGCTCAACTGCATCGCGGTGGGCGTGAACACGAATGTCTGGAGCGATGGAGTCATCTCGACGCTGACACTGACGATTCCCAAGAGGGCGGCGAGCGGGACTCAGACCGATACGTTGGGCGGGTTATTGGGAGCTGTCACCGATTCGAGCGGAAATGTGACGGGGGTGGCGATCACGGCGGGCAGCCCTTTCGCCTTAAGCATCATTAGCCCGTGCGACGGCATCACCCTGGCGCAGATGCTGCCGCCGGTGCTGGGCACCGCGGCATACAGCGCAGCGTTGGATTTGAACAGCGACGGCGTGGTGAACGTCGAGGACGCGCAGATCGTGGCGGATTATTCCGTCTCCGGCGTCTGTGCGGCTAACTGAATCCTTTATGAACGAGTTGGAGCAGACGGCGACGGGAATCGCCGACAAGGCGGCCGAGCCTGGTGCATCACCCTCCGCATCGGCCCGGCCGCAGCTCCATTCGGAGGACCGTTGCAATTTGCCGGCGGGATCGCTGTCGGTGGAGCACACCGCGCTGTCGCTGTCACTGACGACCCATGAATATGCGGTACTGATCGGGCTGGGGCGCGGGCTGGGCGACGCGCAGATCGCGTGCAAGGGCAATCTGACGTTGCGCTACGTCTCGCGTGCGGTGCGCAGGCTGCGCCACCGGTTCGGGGAGCCGGGCGAGCCCGTGAGCCGGCTGTGGCTGGCGGTGATGGGCTACCAGCTGGCGGGATGCTATGGCGCGGACCAGCGAGCGGCATAAGTTAGGGACTCTGAAAGCGGCCAGGCTGGCGGAGATCGAGCGGCGGCGCCGGTCCAAGATCGAGTTGGCCGACGCGCAGACCGTCGGGGCGTTACGGCGTTTGTTCGACGAACGGCGGCCCACGGATTATTTGCTGGACCCTTGATGGCGAAGGGCGGCGCCGCCGACCAGTGTATGGCGGTACGTGATACGGGATCCGGACCCAACCGGACTCACCGCCCTTCACAGCTTTCTTCCGGACGACCCTCCCAAACTTCGACAGGAAAATGCGCGCGGCGATCTACGCCCGGGTGAGTACCACGGACCAAAACTGCGGAATGCAGCTGCGGGAGCTGAGGGAATATGCCGCGCGGCAGGGTTGGGAAATTGCCGGCGAGTACGTGGATACGGGTTGGTCGGGCTCGAAGGCCAGCCGGCCCGAGCTGGACCGGTTGATGGCGGACGCGGAGGCGCGGCGGTTCGACGCGGTCATGGTTTGGAAGCTGGATCGATTTGGCCGGTCTGTTTTGAACCTGCTGGAGGGGCTGCGGAAGCTGAGGAGCTGGGAGGTCCGGTTCCTGGCGCCCTCGCAGTCGATCGACACCGATGGGGCGAATCCGACCAGCCAGCTGCTTTTGCATATTCTGGCGGCCGTTGCTGAGTTTGAGCGGGAGATGATCCGGGAGCGGGTCAAGGGGGGCATGGAAACCGCCCGGCTGAAGGGTAAGGAGTGCCACCGGCCCTGCGCAGTGTTTGACGTGGAACGGGCCATAAGTCTTTCTGCTGGCGGTCTTTCGATCCGCGCCATCGCGCCTCTGCTGGGCGTGTCGCGGTCGGTAGTGGCGCGCGCGCTGGCTGTCCCAGAAGGTCGATTAAAAGGCGCGGTTTCGGCCCAGGTTGGCGTTGTCTCAGAAGCTTCACCTTCTGGGACAGCTTAGAAAATTAGCCAGCGGGCGCTAACAGGTTAGCTCAGCGGCGCCGGCGGGGGCCTGGAGGTGCACGGGGCTCTGCGGCCTGGCGGGGCATTCCTGGGGCCTCCTGCGGGGAAAGGACGCGATGTTTGAGGACCTGTTCGGCTCGCAGGTGTTTCCTGACGCGGACCCTGCGCCTGTTCTGTTGAAGTGTCCGGTTCCGGCTTGCCCTTTGGGCGCGGCGGTCCTAGTGCACCAGGCTGAGATATCTGGCATCCAACGGGACCTGGCGGCGGTTAAGCGGGGACTGGACCGGATCCAGTGGGCGACGATCACCGCGCTGGGCGCGCTGGTCTTAGCCTGTTTGGTCATCATTTTTCGTCTTCTCGGGGGAAAAGTCGGCACATGACGCCCATTTCGAATGCGAAACACGAGCAATTCGTCCAGCTGATCATGGCGGGCGAGACGGCGACGCGTGCTTACATTCTCAGCTTCGGGGATGCTAAGGGCGCGGCGCAGTCGGCCTCGAGGCTGCTAAGGCAGGCTGAGGTGGCTGCTCGGCTGGCGGAGCTGCGGGGACAAAAGTCTACGCCGGAAGGGGGGTCAGAGGCGCCTCCACTGCTGTATCGCGTGGAGATCTGGGCGATCGGTCGGCTGATTCCGTATGCGCGCAATCCGCGAAAGAACGACGCCGCGGTGGCGCAGATGGCAGCGTCGATCCGGGAGTTCGGGTTTAAGATTCCGATCCTGGCGCGGTCGACGGGCGATATCGTGGACGGGCATCTCCGGCTGAAGGCGGCGCAGAAGCTGGGCATGGCTGAGGTTCCGGTGCTGCTGTGCGACGAATGGTCGGACTCGCAGGTAAAGGCCTTTCGGCTGATGGTGAATCGGTCGGTGAACTGGGCGGACTGGGACGATGATCTCCTGGCGCTGGAGCTCAAGGATTTGAAAGCGGCGGATTTCGACCTGGTGCTGACTGGTTTCACGACGCGGGAGATCGACGACCTGATTATTGAGGATCCCGACGCCGCGGCCAATACGGCGCCGCCGTTGCCGGCGGATCCGGTGTCGCGTCTGGGGGACCTATGGCTCCTGGGGCCGCATCGGGTGCTCTGCGCAGATTGTCTCGATCGCGAGGCGGTGGGGCGGCTGGTGGGCACGCTGGAGCCCGTGCTGATGGTCACCGACCCTCCCTACGGCATCGAGCTGGACAGCGAGTGGCGCGATCGCGCTGGCATCAACGTGCACGGGCCGGCCCAGGCGAGCTATATGAAGCACCGCATCGAGGGGCACACGGAGACTAAGATCTCCGGCGATACCCGAGCGGACTGGTCGGAGGCCTTCGAGCTGGTGCCGACGCTGCAGGTGGCGTATGTGTGGCACGCGTCGGTCTTCACGCGCGACGTGCTGGCTGGCCTCGAGCGGATCGGGTTTCTCTATCCGCAGCAGATCATCTGGAACAAGGGGCGGACGGTCTTGACGCGGACCCACTATTGGTATCAGCACGAGCCCTGCTGGTACGTGCGGAAGAAGAACGCACCGTGGTTCGGCAAGCCGGGCGACAACGCCACCATTTGGACCGAGCCCTGGCCCACCTTCCTGTTCGGCCGGCCAGGAGAGAACTCGACGATCTGGGATGCGCCCTCGCCGAAGATGATCATGGGCGGGTCCAGCGAGGACAAGTTCGACCATCCAACACAGAGGCCCATCGAGCTAATGCGGCGGCCGATCATGAACCACTTAAGCCGGGGCGGGGTGGTGTATGACCCCTTCCTGGGGTCCGGCACGACGCTGGCTGCAGCGGAGCTGACGGAGCGGGTGTGCGTGGGCATCGAGCTCGATCCCAAGTACATAGACGTGGTGGTCAAGCGGTGGGAAGGTTTCACGGGCAAGAAGGCCACGCTGGATGGTGATGGGCGGACGTTCACCGCGATCGCGGCGGTGAGGGCGGCCGAAACGCGCGCGGCAGCATAGGATGGCGGCCATTTCGAAGCAGCGGGCGTTCCTGAAGGCCTTCCGGATCACGGCCAGCATCACGAAGGCGGCCGAGGCGGCGAAGGTGGACCGGGCGATGCATTATCGCTGGCTCAGGGAGCTGAAGTACTCGGTGGAATTCGAGGCGGCACAGGTGGAGGCGGCCCACTTCCTGGAGGACGAGGCGGTGCGGCGGAGCACGGAGGGCGTGGTGGAGGCGGTGTTCTACCGGGGGAAGCCGTGCGGGGTGATTCGGCGGTATTCGGACGGAATGCTCCAGTTCCTGCTGCGTGGGTTCATGCCGGAGAAATATCGCGAGCGCACGAGTACGGAGCTGACGGGGCCAGGCGGCACTCCGCTGACACCGGTGAAGATCAACGTCAATTTTGTAAACGAGCCAGTCAAGTGATCAGGGCAGGGTTTCTTCTTCGGCTTCGATCTCTTTGGGCGTGGGTTGTGGGAGCCATGCAAGGCGGACCAGGTCCGGATTGTCGCGCACAAACTTTCGCACCAGAGGCGGATAGCGCAGGGCGAGCTGCTCGTCGGCTTCCTGCACAATCTGATCGATCGTCGGAAGCGGCGCCATCGTGCACAGGATATCGCGACGATGATTGCTTCGTCATCACTGAGGCGGCGATCCTGTGTCGGCTGATCCAGGCTGGCGAGTATCTCCACGAGCTGGATCGCAGTACATGCCGGCTGCTTTTGCGGGAGATGCGTTCGGAGTCTGAGGCGGTGCGGCTGGCTAAGCGGATGGCTGCGCATTACAGGATAGTGCAGTGAATGAGGATCTGGTGCGGGCGTTCAGGATCATCGCGGTCGCGGCGGCGGTGCTTCTGTATTCCATTCTGGTGTGGTGGCTGGGCGGCGTGATGGCATCGCCAGTGCAACCCGCTGAGATCTACGTGGACGCGGACTTTCCGCCGGCGTTTCAACCCTTGTTTAAGCCGGCGAGGTACAAGGTCTTTTATGGCGGCCGCGGCGGGGCGAAGAGCTGGGCGTTTGCGCGCGCGCTGCTGCTGAGGGGTATGGAGGCGGGGCCGATCCGCTGGCTGTGCGCCCGGGAGACGCAGCGTTCGATCAAAGACAGCGTCCACCAGTTATTGCGCGACCAGATCGGGGAGCTGCATCTGGGCCAGTTCTATAAGGTGCAGGCGCATCGCATCATCGGCCTCAACGGCACGGAGTTCACGTTCGCGGGCCTCCGGCTGAACATCGACAACATCAAGTCGCTGGAGAGCTATGACGGCGTATGGGTGGAGGAGGCGCGCAATCTCAGCCAGGCTTCGCTGAACAAGCTGATCCCGACGATACGCAAAACTGGCTCGGAGCTGTGGTTCAGTTTCAATCCGGAGCTGGAGGACGATCCGGTTTTTAAGTATTTCGTGCGCAACACGCCGCCCCCGGAGGCGGTGGTGGTGAAGGTCAACTGGCGCCAGAATCCCTGGTTTCCGGAGGTTCTACTCAAAGAGATGAAACACCTACGGGAGACGGATCCGGTCTTGTGCGATCACATCTACGAGGGCGCCTGCGTCTCGATGGTGGAAGGCGCCATTTACGCGCAGCAGCTCACGGAGGCAGACGCCAGCGGGCGCATCAGCCGGGTGCCATACGACGCGACCAGGCCGGTGCACACGTTCTGGGATCTGGGCGTCGACGACGCCACGGCGATCTGGTTCGTGCAGGAGTTTCCCTTCGAACACCGGGTGATTGATTACCTGGAGTCAACGGGTAAGGGTCTGCCGTGGTATCTCAAGGAGCTACAGGCGCGGCCGTACATTTACGGCACCGACTATCTTCCGCATGACGGGCGCGCGCGGCAGCTCGGCACCGGCAAATCGGTAGAGGAGCTCATGCGGCTGGCGGGTCGTCGGGTGGCGATCGTGCCACGGCTGGCTGTCTCTGACGGCATCAATGCGGCGCGGACCATCTTCGGCCAGTGCTTCTTCGACGGCGTGAAGTGCGAGGAGGGGCTGCATGCCCTTCGGAACTACCATTACGACATTATCGAGGAGCTGGGCGTGCGGACCAAGAAGCCGGTCCATGATTGGTCGAGTCACGGTGCGGACGCGTTTCGCACTTTCGCGGTGGGTATCAGGCCGGTAAAGCGCGACCCGCCTCGAGGCCAGCAGGAGCGGCCGGCGCGCGTGAGCGTATGGAGCTGACATGAAATATCGAGCCAGGCCGGTCATTGTCGACCATCACCATGTTCAAGGTGGTGAACGGGCGCGTGGATGTCGGCGTCGGGCATCGTGGACGAGCGACACGAGGCGATGGCCGCGGTTAACGGCTGGTCGCGGGAGAAGCCGGAAGGCTCGGCTGGAGCTGAACACTCAGTGGAGCCTAAACAGACAGTGGAGGAGCGCCTGGCGGCGCTGGAGGCCAAGCTCAAGGGGTGAAATCATGCCGGCGTTGATGACTTATTCCGGTCTGGGGCAGGTTCCGGTCACCGAGCAGGATGTCGTGTCTCGGATGCATGAACTGCGGGACTGGGTGCAGGAGTACATCGGGCGCGGCGACGCGGAGAATGCAGGCCACTGGGCAGCTCGGACTGCACGGTGGGGGCTCACACTTTTAAGGTTGCGGGGCGAGCTGGAGTAACATGCCGGCGTTTCTTGAGAAAAAGCTGAAGCGGGAATACGGCGCCAAGAGCGCGATCCCGTTCAAGATAATGAACGCGATCGGCGCCATGCACGGTTCGAAGGAAACTCGCAAGGGCGCCCAAATGGAGGCCAAGCACGAAGAGGATAGCCGGCTGAGTCCGGCCGCCGCGGCGCGGGTGCGTCGGAAAGCCAAGCTCACTTAGGATGAACGTGACCGGGTGAGCGCCTGTGGAGCCGGCCCCTTGATTTATCTAGCCCCACAAACTTCGACGCGCCCTTATCAGGACCGAACTTCGGAGCCTTCCCAGATGTTCTTCAGGGACAGGCTCCGGTATCTATTCTCACGGCTGTTTTCAGGCTACCAATCTAAATGAGGAGTTTCAATGCGAAAGAAAATCGTCAAGGTCGATAAGGCGTCGTTCCATGGGCACTTGATGCTGGAGTTCGAAGACAACACCAAGCAGACCGTGTTCCGGGGCGATCACGAGGCTCACGACCCACAGGTCGGCGACCTGTGGCCACCGGAAGGGCACGAACATTTGCCGGCTGGCGTGGCGCCCGACAGCGGCCGCCTGGTAAAGTCCGCGACTCCGGTGCCAGCGGCGAAGAAGGGAAAGAAAGGCTAACCCCATGAACGACGAGACGGAACCAGGGACCGCGGCAGCGGCGCCAGAGGAGGCCGGCGGGAAGCTGAAGATTCGACGTCTGTCGATCGAGCCTGGCGACAACGGTGGGCACACCGTGGAGCATGACTATAAGCGCGTGGCCGTGACGCGCAAGGGGCGCATGAACAGTGGGCTCGATTACGAGCACCCGGAATCGAAGAGTTTTCCCATCGGCCCTGGTCAGGACCAGCAGCTGCTCGATCACATCGTGGAGCATCTCGGTCTGAAGGTGGGGAAGCACGCCGGGCCCAAGGGGGCATAGATGTCAATTCGGCAGCCAGAGGAGACGCGCGCAGTGAATCGGCTCCTGCGGAATGCTGGTCTGCCTCCGCTGGAGGCTGGCACCGGGCTGCTGGAGTGTCTCGGGCGCCTGGTGGAGGATCACGAGCATTTTCGGTCGCTGGTGATCCGCTGCGAACCGGAGGAGCGCGCGGCCATGTATGACTCGATGAAGCCATACGTGCGGTTTCGGTTGCACCCGCTGGAGTGGTATATCGCGCGCAGTAAGGAGATGGCGGACGCTGAAGGCCTCCCCACTCTGGAAGCGGACGGGTCGATCAAATGGCCAGGTCCGGATCCGAGCCAGGCGGATATTGCGGCCTCGCAGGCCTCGACCAGCGATCTGTTCGCGATTCAGAAAGATGGGAACGTCGATCTGGTCGCGGCGGGCAATGATGCGAATGTGGCGCAGAATGCGGTGAATGCTGCGTTCGCCAAGGAAGTGCTCACGTTGGTGTGCCGCGGGTGCACGAGGCAGGAGCAGTTCCTGGGCGATACCAAAGACGACGCAGTGATCAACGCCAGGCTGGCGGGCTGGGTCACGTTCGCTCGGGAGGATGGCAGTCGGTGCGACATCTGTCCGGACTGTCCTGCCACGCGGAAGAAGATCAGCTGATCTCGGCGCGGATGTTCGGCCAACACAAAGTCTTCGACGTGGAGCGGCCCCCTGAAGCGGAACACCGGGCTCGGCTTATTGGACACGAATGTGAACGTGCCCGGGTGGAAGGCCGCCGGGTGGAAAGCGGGCGGCATAATCGGCCGGGCGGTTCTGCACGGGACCACGACATGGATTGGTTTCGGGATCTCCGGGGCAGCCAGGCAGGCAGCGACGGCAGCGAAGAAGTTTCGACGGTTCAGTAGCAGCACTCCCCCACAGTAACCCAATGGACGAAGAACTCAACAGAGCAGAAGAGAGCGAGCTCGAAGGGCCCGACCGCCAGGGCGGCGGTTCGGCTGAAGATCGCGACTCTGCCGGCGACATGGAGCTGCTGCAGGAGATCCGCGAAAACTACGAGTATGCCAACCAGTACTGGGAGGCTGCGCGTAAAGAGCGCGCGATCGACATGCGCTATTTGGCGAGCGATCCCTGGGAGAAGGCAGACAAGCAGGAGCGCGAGGACACCCATCGGCCGGCGATCAACCACGACGAGCTGAACCAGTACGTGTTCCAGTTCGTGAACAACCTCCGGCAGAATAAGCGCGGCATCAAGGTTGAGCCTCGAGGGAACGGCGCCAGCGACAAGACCGCGGAGCTGCGGCAGGATATCGTTCGCACCGTCGAGTACCGGTCCAAGGCGCAGTCGGCGTACCTGCGCGCTGGGCAGGACATGGCGGAGGGCTCTTATGGGTTCTTCCGGGTCGCGCGCAAGTACGTGCTCTCGAATCCGGCGCCCGACGATCCGCGCGCGTGGGACCAGGAGATCTCGATCCGGACCATTCCGAATCCGGACAGCGTGCTCTATGATCCCGATTGCAAGGAGCCGGACTGGTGTGACGCCAGTTTCTGTTTCGTCTTGGAACCGATGTCCACGGAGGCCTTCAAGCGGCGCTGGCCGCGGGCGCGGAAAACGGATTTCACCGCGCAGGACATGCAGGTCGCGAAGAACTGGATCACGGACAAAACCGTTCTCGTCGCGGAGTACTGGAAGGTCAAGGTCACCGAGACAGTAATCCGCAAAGGCGGCCGGAAGCGGCGGGGTGAGAACAAGGTCGTTCTTCAGTACATGACGAACGGGGTCGAGATTCTCGACGAAGAGGAGCAGCTCGGCGAAGAGATCCCGATTCCGGTCATGGTGGGTCTGGAGCGGTATCGCGAGGCGGAGGGCGTCGGCGTTAAACGCGAGCTCATCTCGCTGCCGCGGTTCGCGCGGGATCCGCAGATGTCACTGGCATACCTGTGCTCTCAGGAGATGGAGGAGGCGGGGATGTCGCCGAAGACTCCCGTCATCGGCTACACCGGCCAGTTTGTGACGGACTTGGCGGCGTGGAAGACCGCGAACAAGGTACCGCACGCCTTTCTGCAGGTGGATCCGGTTGCGGATCCGCTGAACCCCACGCAGGTGCTGGGGCTCCCGCAGTGGCAGCAGTTCACTCCGAATTTCCAGGAATACGAAATCGCGAAAGACAGCTGTCGGCGGGCGATTCAGGCGGCGATGGGCATCAGCCCGCTGCCCACCGCGGCGCAGCGGAACAACGAGAAGAGCGGGATAGCACTGGAGCAGATCGCGGACAGCGAGGCGGTTGGTAGTTATCACTTCGTCGAGGGTTACGAGCGGGGTGTCGAGCGGGGGGGGCGCATCGTGGATTCGTGGATCAAGCAGATCTACGACAGCGAGGACCGGGAGATGGGTCTGCACCAGGCCGACGATAAGCGGCGCGTCGTGCGGCTGAACACGGCGGAGCCGTATGTGGACGAGAAGACCGGGAAGACCGAGCAGCATGTGATCGGCGACGAAGAGCACGATGTCACGATCTCGACCGGCCCGTCGATGCGTTCGCAGCGGGACGCGGTGGACCACTTCCTGGATTCGCTGATTCAGAATCTAAAGAACCTTCCGGTGGCGCCGGCGGCGGCCGCCAAGCTGCTTGCGCTGGCGATCCAGATGAAGGATCTAGGCCCGCAGGGCGACCAGATGGCGGAAATTATTTCGCCATCGGATACCGACTCATCGCAGCAGCTCCAGGGAATGCAGCAGCAGGCCCAGCAGCAGGCGGTGCTCCTGCAGCAGATGCAAGCCCAGCTCCAGCAGCTACAGCTCGAAAAGCAAGGGCGCGTCGTAGACAACGAGTACCGCATTCAGCTGGAAAAGCTGAAGATCGAGGCCACCGCGGCCGCGGCGGAGATCAACACCAAGGCGCAGAACCTCGAGGAGCGAATGAAATTCGTGGAGGATCTCTGGGCGCAACTGCACGGCCAGGCGCACGACGCCGGCATGCAGGCGCAGGAGCAGGCGCACGAGCAGGGTATGGCACAGCAGCAACAGGAGGCGGCTGCAGCGGCCGCGGCGCAGGCGCCTGGGCAAGGACAGCCCCCCGGCCCGGCGAGCGCACAGCAAGGCCCCACGCCTCCGTACATCAAGCTTTAGCAGCATCGCCGGCGCCGAGCGAATCGGGCACACAAACTCTTTATGGCAACCGAAACACCGACAGAGTCAGCAGCACCGGCGGAGTCGTCGTCCGCTCCGATTGAGATCCCTTCCGGGGAGGCCTATACCGCCTGGCGCATGACGGGCAAGCTGCCCGCCGCCAAGCCGGCCGCTCCCGCTAAGGGAACGTCGACAAACGAGGGCTCGGCCCCCTCATCAGATTCCAGCGCTGGCGGCACGCCGCCGGCGGAAAACTCTGCTCCCGCCTCGGAAGCGGGTAAACCAATTCAGGAGAAGGGCAAGCCTCGGAGTAGCGCGGACACGCGTCTCACCGAGCTGCTCAATGACTTACGCGAGGCCGGCTTGACGCCGACCGAGCTGAAGACCTTCCGGCAAACGTTCCAACGGACGCAGCCGCCAGCCGCCGCCGCTCCTGCAGCACCAGGGGCAACAGAGCAAACTGTAAAGCCGGCGCCACCTGGCGATGGGCCTCCGGTTGAGCCGAAAGAAGAGGACTTCAAAACCTTCGGGGAGTTCCGCGCTGCCGAGCGCAAGTACTACAAGGAGCTCACCGAATACACGGTGCGCCACGAATTGCAGTCAAGGGACGAGCAGCGGGCGCAGGAAGCCTCTCAGGCAACGGTGCGCGAAAAGATGGAAGAGGCCCGGGGTCGCTACGGCGACGAGGGCACAGCGACCATCAGTGCGGCCGCGCGGGCTCTCGCAGGCAACGGTAAGGATCTGCCCGCGACGATTCCGCAGCAGGTCATCGGGTTGATTAACGATTCGCCGGTATGGCCGGATTTACTGTACACGCTGGGCGGCAAGGCCGAGGACCTGGCGGCGTTCGTGCATCTGGCGCAGACCAATCCAGGGGAGGCGATCAGGAAGATCGTCGCCATGGAACAGCTCATCACGGTTGAGCTGGCGAAGGCTAAGAGCGGCGCTGGCGAAGGCGGCGAAGGCGGCGAGGGCACTCCTGTAGAGGGAACGCCCGGCCGCGATGCTTCCGGCAAGTTTCTCAAACCTCCTGAAAAACGACAATCCCAGGCCCCACCTCCAGCACACGAGGTGAGTGGGCGTGGCGCGGCGCCTCCGGATGCGGAGGCGAGTGCCACCAAGAACAACGACTTTCGTGCTCTCAAGCGTATATGGGACGCCAAGGAGCTCGCGAAACGTCGCGGGAGATAAGTAAGTGCCGAATCAATACCTGAACACCAATTGGGTGTGCATGAAAATCCTCCGGCGCCTGGTCAACAGGCTGGAGGTAACGGAGTACTTCGATCGGGACTGGGAGGGCGAATTCGAGCGAGAGTTCGCGCCCGGTGCCAACATCACGGTGAAGTTCCCACAGCGGTTCACTGTGACGGACGGCATGGGTTACCAGCCGCGGCCGCTGAACCGCATTTCCACCACGATCTCTCTGGATCAGTGGCTGCAGGTGGCGTTCGAATGGGACGACTACGAGCGCGCGGTGAAGTTGGAGCGGTCGGAGGAGGAGTTGGAGGAGAATTATTTCGATCCTGCCGGCGACGCCTTCGCGCAGGAGTACGACTCGCGTTGCGCGCAGTTTGCATATCAGAACGCCTCGCAGGTCACTGGTGTGTTGGGTACGGATCCGACGACCGTCGGTTTCTTTTATGCTGCACGGCGGCTGTTGAAAGAGATGGCATGCCCGCCTGGGAAGCGCGGGGCCATGATCAGCTCGTCCGCGATGTACAACCTGGGCGCCGCCACGGGCGCGGGTTCGATCGTCACCATGTTCCACCCGGATGACGAAGTGACGCGCATGTTCAAAGAAGGCTCGATTGGCAAGGTTGCCGGCTTCTCGGCATTCGAATCGAATTCCCTGTGGTCGCACACGGCGGGCCACTGGGCTGGTGCGGTAACGGTTTACGGATCCGGCCAGAGTGGCACTTCGCTGGTGATCACGGCTAGTGCCGGCGACACCTTCAAGGTGGGCGACAAGTTCAGCGTGCTGGCGGTCAACCGCGTCAATCCGATGACTAAACGATTGGCGGGGCCGGCCACAGTGCGCAGCTTCACGATCACGCAGGCTCTCACCGCGGTCGGTGGCGCCGGCGCGGACACAATTAACTTCCTGCCGCCGCTGTATGGACCGGGCAGCGATTATCAGAACGTCGACGCACTGCCGCTGACCACTGCGGCACTGACGTTGTGGCCGGGCACAAACGCTCCCAACGACAAGGTGGGAACGGTCGGGCTGGCTCTTTCTCGGTTCGCGTTCGCTCTGGTTTCCGCGAAGTTGTACCTGCCGAAGGCGGTTGAATCGGCCGGCCAGGCGCGGGATCCGGATACGAAGATCGCGATCCGCAAGGTCAAGGTATGGGATGGCATGCGGTCGATGGAGATTAATCGTATGGACTCCCTCATGGGCACTGGCAATCTGTATCAGGATGCCGGGGCGGTGGCGCTGGCCTGCGCCTAGCGTAAGCGGGGGCCGGATCCGCTGGCCCCTTTCTCAAATTCCAAACAGGAAGACAAATCTCAATGAAAAAACTCTCGCAGTACCTTATCGCCTCTTTGGTCGCGCTGATGACGCTGTGCTCGCAGGCATTCGCTCAGGCGGCCCTCACATACACCACCACTTCCGCCGCTGTGGCGGACAGCAAGACGCAGACCATTCCTCTGGCCTCAGTCACGGGAATGACGGCGCGGACGACTCAGATCTACATCGACAAGGAGTTGATGGACGTCAACGTCGTCAATACCGCATCTGTCTCGGTGCGCCGCGGCGCCGCCGGCACGATGGCCACCGCCCATGCTTCGGGCTCCATCGTGTATGCGGGGCCCGCAAACTATTTCAGCTCGTTCGACCGCTCGGTCGGCAGCTACTGCTCCAGCACCACGGAATTGGTGCTGCCAGTGATCAACGTCAAGAGTGGCAAGACTTTTGATTGTCAGAGGAGCGTTTGGGAAGAAGGCACCCAGGTGAACGTGGCGACGGTTTCACTGTCGCTGCGCGTCTCCCACCACATCGTAAGCATCAACTATGCCGGCGTGGTGAACACAGGGTCGGTGAGCGTGGTTGCCCAGCGCGGGCTGGCGCAGATCGGCTCGACGACCACCCTAGCGAGTGGCTATGTGTACGGTAGCGAAGGCAAGGCACGTCTGGACGGTACTATGACGGGCGGCTGGGTCTTCGGCACGATCGGTCAGTTGGATATTTCCAACGCGACGCTGACCTCTGGGTCGCACCTCGGCGGCCTGTGGAGCGACGCCGGCGCCACCGGCCCGGCTGTGAGCTGCACGTTCTGCGATGGCCTCGTGGTCACCAACACGACCGCGACGACCTTCAACTCCGCCTTCTATGTGTATTCGAAGGCCGGGTATCTCTTCGACCTGTCGAACAACGGCAGCGCGTTTATCAATGGCAGCACCGGGACCTCCGGTTCCGTGACCGGCTATCTGAAGATCAAGATCAACGGGTCGGACGCCTATATCGCGTACAAGGGCACGCCGGGTACTTAGGGCGCCGCATGAAGCTGTTCGTTGTATTTTTCATCCTGGGCGGGCTCCTGCTCGCCCAGGCCCCTTCTCCCACGCCGGCGCCGCCCGCTATCACCAGAGAGCAGTTACAGGCGCGGCTGGAGGATCTCCAGCACGGGAAAGAGCAGGCCATCGCGAATGTGAACGCGTTCGTGGGAGCCATTCAGGAAACCCAGCACTGGCTGGATGAGCTGAAGGCTGCCGAAGCGAAGCCCGCAGCAGCGAAGCCCGGCCCTCCGGCCAAGTAACCGCTCTATGCCCATGAATGAAGCCGGTTCCTACCGACAAAGCAATCTCACCGCACAAGAACAGAGAGAGGCCGAGGCCGCTCTGTACGGCCTCGAGGTAAACAACAGCATGACACCGCAACCATCCACTTTTTCCCAGGACGATATCGAGCGCATGCGCGCGATCCTGAGAGCTCACGACGCCGCCGCGGGCGGCGTAGTGAAGGAATTTGATCTCAACAAGCCGGCGCCGGTTCCTTATCGTTACCGGGAATTTCCAAAGCTGGTTTACGACCACACCAAGCGCACCCACAAGGCGGTCCACGACCGCGCGCAGGAGCAGGCGGCGCTGGAGGCCGGCTTCCAGAACGAGCCTTATCCCAGCGAGGTTGTCGAGCTGGCTCTGGATCCGGAGGACCAGAACGAGGTGAACGACCTCGAGTCCGACATCAGGGCGCGGGGTCGTTTGGAGCGCGCCAGGCCGAAGGCGAAGGGCGCGGGCGCAGTCAAGGAGTAAGTCCATGCTGGTGTCGGATCTCATCACCCAGGCCTTCCTGAACCTGGGGACCATCACCGTCCTGGAGACGATTTCGACGGGAATGCAGACGGACGCATTCCCAAAGCTCAACGCGGATGTCGATTCGCTGAGCGCGGAAGGGCTGGTGGTTCCAAATCAGGTTGAGCAGATTTTCAGCTTGATCCAGAACCTCACGGCCTACACGGTCGGCGCTGCTGGCTCCTGGCCGACGGCGTCAGGGCAGCGCGCGCTGAAGATCATTTCCTGGAGGGCGTATTACGGTAATGTGCTGCACTCCGGGGGACGCGTGCTCTCGCTGCCGGAATTCGGCGAGCAGGCGCAGCAGATCCTGGGCGAGAATACGCCGATTCCTAAGATCCTGGGTGCAGACACCGCTTATCCGTTGATCAACGTGCGCGTGTTTCCTCCCACCGGCAGTCCGGCAGGGTACGTTGAGCTGGGGTATCTGCTGGCGATCGCAAACTTCGCGACCGTCAACGATTTGATCAGTCTGCCGCAGGGCTGGTTGCAGCTCCTGGCCTGGCGCCTGGCCAGAATACTTTACCCGCTATATCCGAGCCCCAGCAGGAAGGATCTTATCTGGGACATGGCTGATCGCGCCAAGCAGGGTCTGCTGACGGGGGCCACTATGACCGCTCCGCAGCCCCAGCCCGCCGCTCCGCAAGGCCAGCGGTAGAAGGTAAAAGGTTCACACCTCCATGCTTCGATTCCTCTCTGTAATTCTCTTTGCGTGCTCCCTCTTCGGGCAGACCAGCAGCTATCCGGGGGCGATCGACAACGACAGCACGCTGTTCGTGACGGCTGACAATGTGCAGACGCAGCTCGCCGCGGCGATGGCCGTTGGGGATTCGGGGGCCTCGGTTATTTCGACCTCCGGCTTTGTCGCGAATATGCTGGTCACGGTCTGCGACACGATGGCGAACACGGGCAAGTGCACCGCCTGGGAGGACATGCTGGTCACTTCGATTTCCGGATCGACTCTCAATGTGACGCGGGCGCAGGCGGGAACTTCAGTGCGGGCGCACGCGATCGGGGCGTTTGTATCGGTACTCATCGATTCGGCCCACCAGAGAGCCCTAAAATCGGCAGTTCTCGCGCTGGAGACCACTCTCGGAGCGAATTTGGTCAACGCGCAGGGCTCATTCAGGAGTGCAGCAAGCTACAACTTCACAGCGCAGACTCCTGGCGGCACGCTGGTGCAGAGCGGCGCCAATCAGGCGATTACGCTGACTCCTTGTCCGCTGGGGGTGAACGGCACCGACAAAAACCACATGGTTTATCTCTCGGGCGGCACGGGCACGGCAGAGGGCACGCCGATCACCGGGGGCACTTGTACTTCGGGCGCGGCGACCGGAACTATTACGGTAACGCCGGCGCAGGGGCACTCCGGGGCGTGGACGGTTCAGAGTGCGACGGGCGGGATCGAAGAGGCTATGTCGGCCCTGCCGGCGGCCGGCGGCACGGTGGTGCTGCCAGCGGGGAACGTGAATCTGTATGGCAACCCCGGTTTGACGCTGGGCAACGGCGTGGGCACGACGCAATCCACCGTAAACAACATTCTGCTTCTCGGGCAGGGGTTCAGCTCGGCGAATCCCTCTTTTAGCTCGGCCAGCGTCTTGACCTATGCGGGCGTGAGCGGCGGCACGGCAGTGCGCATCCAGGGGCCGGCTAACACCATGAGGCTGCAAAATGTCACCGTCGACGGCGGGGGGCTGGCAAGTATTCTATACGACCACTTCGCCTGCGCAAACTGCGGGCTGGAGGCCGTGACGCTGCGCAACATCGCGGCCGGCGGGATCGCCCACCGCATCGACGCGGTGGCGGACTATAACGGGAACAGCGCGCATTCCTTCTTTCGTGACGTGAATGTGACGGCGCTGGCCTCGGGGGCGTCGTGCCTTCAGATCGGCCCCACCGCGCTGAACTACAACGCCGGCAACTTCTCGAACCTGTTTGAGAATTACAACTGCACTTACGCAAACGATGTAGCCGGCTCCTACGGCGTGCAGCTGGGGTGGGCGGACAATAACGAGTTTCTGCACAGTTCTTTTGTCGCCAGTGCTCAGCCCGGCGCCGGATATCCGCTGGTGCACGTGCGCCAGGCCGGGACTTACAGCTGGCTGCCGAGCGAGAACGTCTTCAACCACGTAAATCTGGGCTGCGTCACCTGTCTGCCCATATACGGGAATTCGGGATCCGGCATCGGCACGATTTTTTCGGATTATCAGGTGTTCGACAGCTCGGGGCTCCCGGCGCAGGGAGCGGTGAAAAACCTTCGCGGGCAGCTGCACAACGGTGACTGGTTCGACACGGATACCACGTCTCGATTTAATTTTCAAAACCTCCTGACGATCTACTCCGCATCAAGCTTCGCCATGCTGCGCTTTCCTGGATACACCGGCTCAACCGACGCTGGCGCCACCCTGCAGACGACCGGCACGGCGGTGGTGGGGACTAACTCGCACTTTCTCACCAAGCCCGGCAAGGGGCGGATGATCGTGCTCAGTAACGAGCTGCGCTATCTGGCCTCGGTGAGTGACGACACGCACGCCACGCTCAACCAGGCTTTCACGGACGATGCACCGGCGGGCACGAGCTACTTATATCAGGTGGGAGCCAACGGCTATATTTACACGGACTCAGCGGCGCACCTGGGCACGCAGGACGCCTCGCCGGTGCGGATCGACCCGGGAGCAATCACCGCCATCCAGGCGCAGTACAACGCCACCAGCGGCGGCGGCGACGTGGGGGTGTCGGGAATCTTCTCGGCGACCGCGGCGGATACCGGGCTGAGCAATGGCGGCGGTAATACGCTCACCGCGGCCATGCTCATCGGTGGCCAGATCCGGCGCACCGGCGGGGGCGCGCAGACCGACACCACCGACACGGCCGCCAACATCGTGGCCGCGATCCCTAACTGCCAGGTCGGCCAGATTTTCCAATTCGTCATTTACAACAACTCGGGCGGCCAGCACGTCCTTGGGCTGGGCTCGGGCGTTACAGCGGCGGCCGGGCTGACGCCCACGCTGACCACCGCCAACACATACGCGCACGCCTTTCAGCTGCGCGTCACGAATGTGGGCGCTGGATCGCAGGCGGTAGCGATTTACAGCCTGGGAAGCGGGGCATACTAATGGGACTTTTCGGGAGTGCTCTGTGGGGCGCCGGCGGCCAGCAGCAGGCCGTCGCGACGGGTGTCTCATTCAAATCTCTCGCCTATATGGCGATGCGGCTGGCGCACGTCACGAAGGTGGCGCAGATCGGTCCCAGCCCAGATCAGTTTGCGGACTGTCTGCAGGCTGCTCAGTTGATGCTCGACCAGGCCACGATCCGCAAGCCGCTAATCTACACGATCAACATCGCGGCATATCCGCTGGTGGCGGCGACGAAGATTTACACCATCGGGCCAGGCGGCACAGGGCCGGCCTGGCTGGGCCCGAATTGGCCACTCTATATCGAGCACGCCATCCTGGTCCTGGCGAGCGGCGTTCCGGTGCGTCTGGGAATCTTCCGGGGCTCGAATGATCAGTGGGCCCGGGTGGTAGTGCAGGACATCGCGGGCGCGCTGCCGCGCCTGCTCTATTGTGATTACAATTACCCGCTGGCGAACATCTACGTGGTGCCGCAGGACATGGGCGGCGACCAGCTGGAGCTGCACACCTGGCAGCAATTGCCGAGCCTGGTGACTATCGGCGATCTGCTGAATCTGCCGCCGGGTTACAGCGATTGGTTCGTCAACAACCTGGCGGTGCGCCTGGCCTCGATCTGGCAGGAGCAGCTGGGGGCATTCGTTACCGACGACACCCGGACAGAGGCGCGCATGTCCACTCAAGCGCTGATGTCGCGGAATCTGCAATCGCCGACGCTGGATTCCGATGTGCCGCGGCATAGCGGCGGCGGTCGCGGCGGCGGCGGCGGATTCAACTATTACTCGGGGATGGAGAAGTGAAGATCCGCGTTCATCGCACTCCCGAGATGAAGGCGAAGGGCGCAGTGCAGCGATTCGTCTCCAGTCAGGCCGATCTCGACCGGCTTCTCCGGCAGTTTCACCCGCGCAACCGTCAACGCATCCTTGAACGGCTGGCGCCGCACTTGGGCTTTGAGGCCGAGCCGGTTCCTGAGTGGCTGGAAGTGGAACGATTCGACCGGCCGGTATCTGAACAGCCGGTATCTGAACAGCCAGGGATGGTTGAAACCCACGCCATTCCGGATCCGGCCCAGCCGATCGTCGAGGCTTCCAGGCCTCTTCCGGGTGCGAAGCCCTTTCGCGGCAGTCGGGCGCACTGAGTCGCCATGAAGCTCCCTCTCGTCGGTCAAAGTCACCTTCTGCGTTCGCCGGCGGCTGCTTGTCAGCAGACGCAGAATTTGATGCCGCAGTTTATCGAGGACAAGAGCGAGAAGGGGAAAAATTATGGCATTCTGCTCGGCATTCCGGGGTTCCACGCCTGTATTGCAGGCCTGGGCGCGCCGGTTCGCGGGGTGTGGAACGATGGCACGCTGGTCTACGTTGTCGGCAACAACACGCTGTATCAGATCGGGATCGGCTCCTATGCGGGCGGGAATCCGTCGACGGGCGCCTGCACGGTCCTAAACTCCTATCTGCTCGACAGCACGAGCGACGGGAATCCGGTATTCATGGCGGGGAACGGGACGCAGCTTTTCCTTGTCGCCAACGGGTACGCCTACATCGACAACGGCAGCGGGCCCGTGCGCTGCCAGTTCCAGATCTCGGGTTACGTGAACACGAACGGGACCGATGTGGCGTGGGTGAGCGGCGACAATTTTGCGACGGCGGCCGCCGGCGACGCCATCGCGATCAACGACACGTTTTACACCATTTCGACGGTCAACTCTCCCACCGATATCACGTTGACGGGTTCAGCCGGCGTGCAGCAGGGCGCCATGATGACGGCGGCGCTGGGCAGCTACGTCACGGCGGTGTGGGGAGCGTACCTGGACGGGTTTTTCATCGCGCAGCGTCCGGCCGGCTTTCCGATCCAGGGAGTAGTGAACACGGCGCTGAACCAGGCGACCTGGGTTTCGGGCGCACTCTTCAATCTGCTCACGGTGGGCGAGGGCGTGATCATCGGCGGCGTCGCGTATCTCGTCACGCACATCACCTCTCCCACGGTGATGAAGCTTTACCCTTCGCCTGGCGCGCATAACGGCCTCACGCTGGATGCCGGCGTCGATCTGGGTAAACAGTTCACGATTTCGGCCGTGCTTGACGGGACGTCCTGGGATCCGCTGGATTTCGCTTCTAAAATCGGCTGTCCGGACAATCTCCAGTCGATCGCGGTGGATCACGAGCTGCTGATTTTGCTCGGCACCGAAAGCATGGAGCCCTGGCAGAACACCGGGGCCGCCCTCTTCCCTTTCCAGCGCATTCCCGGAGCGGTGAGCCGGGAGGGTTCGATGGCCCGCTATGCGGCGACCGCCATTGCGGAGCGGGTGTTCTACCTGGGAGGCTCTCCGCGCGGCACGCCGGTGGCGTACCGGATGGACGGTTTCACGCCCGTCCGCATTTCGACGCACGCGGAGGAGTATGCGTGGGCGCTGGGCATCGATACGCCGTCGACGGCGATCGCTTATGGTGAGGTGCACGATGGCCACCAGATGTGGGTGGTTAACTTCGCGGGCTCGCTCGGGACATGGGTCTACGACGAAACCGCGAGCGCGCAGGCAGGCGAGGCCATGTGGCATCAACGGGCCTCGTGGACAGGCACGGCATTCGGCAGTTACACTCCGCGCTTCCACACCTTCATCCCATCCTGGGGTCCGGCCGGCATGCACATCGTGGCCGGATTCGCCGCCGGCAACGGCAACCTATACGACCAGTCGCTGAATTATTACGACGACGCCGGCAGCTCGCAGCAGTGGCAGCGGATCCTGCCGCACCTCTACAACGCCGGCAGGCTGCAGTTCTTCGGGCGCATGACCTTGGAAATGGAAACCGGGGGCACGACCTCCGCTACGACGCAGCCGACCGTCGTTCGCGGCTATTCAGATTCGCGGGGCGCGGATTTCGCGGGCGTGACGGGCCCGGGGACTCTTCCTAATCCGGTTGCTGCGCTGATGGGGGGCTCTGGCGTGAAGGGCGCACTTACACAGCGAGTCTTTTGGCCATCCAACGGTTCCTCTCGCGATCGGGTGTTCGCACTGGCGGGCAATAACAACGGGGTGGCGCGCACCTGTCTGATCGATCTGGATCTGGAGATGGAGTTAGAGGCGGAGTAATGCAGCAGGTTGTCGTTCCACCCGATCGCCAGGCACTCCTTAGTAAAGACCTCAGTGCGCTGGCTGCGCGTCCCTGGTATCTCTTCTTTCAGGCCATCGAGCAGGCCGCGCAGACGGCGTCTGGGATCGTGCAGTACGACGCGCGGGCCCAGCGTCTAGCTCTCAACACTTCGCTGCTGGTCGACGGGTCGCTGTTTCTAGAGGAGGACACCGGGCTGGTTTACCAGTGGCGGGAACAAACGATGCAGTGGGCCTATGTCCTGGGCACGATGGTCGGGACATTTGCGGCGCGCCTCACGGGGCTCGCGACGGTCGACACCGGAGTCTTGTATGAGACCACTGACACCTTTCAGCTGTACCAGTGGAACGGATCGGCGTGGAAGCTATTCACGCAGATGTATTCGCGCACCCAGGCGCAGCTCGCGACCTTCGCGGGTACGTTGGGAGCGTCCGACGCCGGCTTACTGGTGGACGTGAGTGATTATGGCCACGTCTTGCAGTGGACGGGGTCGGCGTGGTCCTGGGGCCCGGGCGAGCAGGGAAGCGGCATGCTGCAGGCCTTCGCGGTGGCGCCCACGGGGCCGGGCTGGCACGCGTGCGATGGGACCGTCGGTGTCACCTACCTAAAGGCGGATGGGACGACTGGCACGCTCACGGTTCCGAACACGGCGGCGACCGCGGCCTATATGAAGGCCGGCGGCGCGTATGCCGCCGCCATATCGGCCGCCACCGTTCCGACCATCAGCCAGCCGACCTTCGCCGGCGCGGCCATGGGCACGCACGCGCACGAGGTACCCATCGGAGTGGCGGGCACTTCTCTGGTCAGTTTTGGGAATCTTTTCGGTGTCGGGCCTTCCCGCACCGACGTGGGCTATGCGGTCATGACCGCGAATTCCACGCCGCAAACCACCTCTTACTCAAACACTACCAGCGCGGGCACTCCGGCTGGCACGGTATCGCAGCCCGCCGCCACGCTGCCGGCGGATCCGGTGGCGAATTTTGAAGCTCTGTTGTATTTCCGTCAGTGACGTCCTTTAAGCGCACCTCCGATTTGGCGCTGGTCCGGCACATTCTAACGGAGCCGGAGGCTTATGCGAGCTCGGGTGATGACTACGTGCAGGAGCGGAGCTGGTTCCGGGTGAACGAGGACCCGCGCATCTGGTATGTGCTGCCGGTTTTCGACGAGGCGTTGGTGCTGGGCTTGATCATGTTTCTACCGCGATCCTGTGTGCTCTGGGAGGTTCACCTGGTGCTGCTGCGGGTGCGGCATCGGCCGCGGGGGCGGTTTATTCTGGCGGGCGCGCTGCGCTGGATGTTCGAGGAGTCGAGCGCGCTGCGCATCATCGCCGAGGTGCCGGCATGTAACCGGCTGGCAGTTCGCCTGGCCAGCCAGGTGATGACGGGGTTCGGGGTCAACCCGCACGCGTTTATGAAGGGCGGAGTCATGCAGGACCTGGTGCAATTTGGCGTCGACAAGGGAGAATTATGCCCAGTCTTATAACCGGAATCATCGGGGGGGTGCAGGGCGCGTCCGCAGCTCACAATGCGGCCGCGGCGCAGGCGGCTGGCTACGGCCAGGCGGCCACGTCAGTCAACAACGCGGTCAGCAACGCCAATCCGCTGATCACCGGCGCGGCGAACCTCGCGGGGGCGAATGTCAACGCCGCGGCGGAGGGCGCCGGCACGGGCGCGGTGAACGCCGGCGAGGCCGCCGCCAGTGGGGTGAATAATGCAGCAGTCCAGGCCAACACCGGGCTGAGTCCATACACAACCACGGGCTCGACGGCCACAGGGGGCCTGAATAACCTGATCGCCGCCGGCGGATTCCAGTTCAATCCATCGAACCTCCAGAACACGCCCGGCTATCAGTTCACGCAGCAGCAGGGGCTGAAGGGCATCACCAATAACGCCTCGGCGACGGGCCTGCTGGGCTCGGGTTCGACGGTGAAGGCGGCCGCAAACTATACCTCTAATCTGGCGTCCACCACCTACAACCAGCAGTACCAGAACGCCCTCCAGGGCTATAACGCGAATCTGAACACCATGCTGCCGGCGGCCTCGATGGGGCTGACGGCGGCCAACACTCAGGGCGCCAACCTCATCAACGCGGGAATGTACGGTGGGTCCACGAATCTGGGCGCCAGCGAGTACGCAGGCTCGACGGGCCTGGCCGGCGCGCAGTATGCCGGCACGGCGGGGATGAGCGCGGCCAACACGAGCGCGCAAAACCTCATCAACGCGGGTGTCTACCAGGGGAATACGCAAATCGGAGCGGGCAACGCCACGGCACAGGGCGATATCGGCGCGGCGAATCAGTGGAATTCGATGCTGGGTTCGATCGGCACCGCGGCCAACACGGCACTCGGCATGGGCTTCGCGCCCGGGGGCGGCGGGAGCTGGTCGCCGAGCAACATCGGCACGAATTTCGGCAACATGATGGGCGCTGCCAATTACGGCAGCACCAATCCTTACACCATGCCGAGCAGCCCGTATGGCGGAATCTACGGCGTGGCTCCCGGTAGCTACGGGACAGGAGTTTAGCGATGGGTGGGTTCAACACTTCGGTTGCGCCGCCGTCTCCGGTGGCGCTGGATATCAAGCCTCCGGTTTCGACCTCCCCTCTGGACGCGGTTGCGCAGATGCAGGAATTCCGCATGCGCAACCAGGCCATGCAGACCGGGCAGCTTCAGCAGCAAGAAATCCAGATGAACCTGGCGCAGCGGAAGGCGATCAACGACGCCTACCAGGCGGCCTTCACGCCCCAGCCGGACGGGTCGATGCAGCTCGACAAGGACAAGCTCACCAGTGCCCTGGCCACGGCGGGCCATGGCGAGGCAATCCCAGGAATCATGGAGGGCTGGACAAAATACCAGCAGTCGCTGGGCACGCTGCAGGAGACGAACCAGAAGGTAGCGGCCGCGGAGCAGGACGCCGCAGGCAATCTTGGGGCGACGGTCCAGGCGGCGAAAAACGACCCGACGCTGTTTCACTCGCTGCTGACGGACGCGATCAACCGTAAAATTCTGCAGCCGGCGCACTATGCGCCGATGGACCAGGCGCTGCAGCAGTCGCTGCAGCAGGATCCCACCGGCGAGCAGGCGCGTGCGCTGGTGGGGCAGTGGACTGCTCAGATGGTGAGTGGGTCGCCGAAACAGCAGGAGCTCGCTAACGCGCGGACTTCGGCGGAGGCGGCCGCCAGCCGGGCTACTTCGGCGGCGACGACCGCCACCACTGAATCGCAGAAGTGGGCGCTGGAGCTGGCTGGGCGGACGGTGCCGAACAACCAGGCGGACTGGACGACCTGGCGTAACAATCTGCCGCCGGCTCTCGCGGGCGGCATCTCGTCGATGTACTCACCCACCGAGGCGGCACGGGTGCAGAAGATGGCCGTGCCTGTTCAGCAGCAGCCCGAATTCGACATCAACACCTACAAGGCGCGGATGGGGCTGATCGGCAACGGGGAGTATGACCAGTTCCTCTCGCGGTACGCACAATCGCTCGGCAAGACGCCGGCGACGCTGACTCCGCAGGAGGGCATGGCCAGCTTCCAGCAGTTCGCGAGGTACAAACAGGATCCGGAGATGCTCTCTCTCGCGATGTCGCAGAAGAGGATCTCGGAGACCGTGGCGCAGCTGCAAATGAACCAGATGCCCAACGAGGCCGATATCCAGAACATGGCGCAGATGGTCGTCGATCACACCATCGCGCCGTCGCAGTTCCAGGAGCTGCGGAGCGGGCGCATGGGCGCGGGCGGCGTGAAGATCATGTCTGCGGTCAAGGCGATAGATCCGACCTTCGATATGCAGAAGGCGGACATGGAATATCGCGCGATGGGAAAGACGGAGGACGACTTCACCAGTGGCAAGGAAGCCACGCTAGTGCGGTCTAACAACAACGCGATCCAGCACCTGGCGCTGCTCGACAAGGCGCGCATTGCGATGAACAACGGGAATCTGCCGGCGCTGAACGCGATCGCGAATTGGTTTGGAATTCAGACCGGTAGCGACAAGGCCACGGTCTTCGATCACATCGCGTCCAGGGTCGGCGACGAAGTGTCCAAGGCCTTTATCCCTGGCGGGGGGTCTGCCGGCGAGCGCACCGCGGCGGCCGCCAGCTATCAGCACGGCATGGGAGACCAGCAGATCTCCAGCAACATTCGGGCAGACATCGCCCTGATGGACTCGCAGCAGCGCAACCTTGTGGACCAGTACCAGCGGGGCACATACAACAAGGGTGCGCAGCAGCTGTTCACCCCAGAGGCGATGGCGGCGCGGGATAGCATCCTGGGCCCGGGCGCGCGACCTGGTGCTGGGCGCCCTGGCGGCCAGCCGGGCGCCGGCCAACGTGGCGGGGCGGGCGGGGCGCCCCCACTTCCTAAAACTCTGGGCGCCGCTGACGTTGGGAAGTTCTACACCAATGCGCAGGGCCAGCAGATCCGCGTGAGTGCGGTGAATCCGCAGGACCCGACGCAGTTCAAATTCGACGTTGTGAAGTAAACCAATGGCAGATCAGTGGGCGAGCACGGACGATCAGGCGCCGGGGGCCGGCGCCGGCGCCGGCGGCTGGCAGAGCACGGCAGACCATGCACCGGCGCTGCCGTACACCAACGTCCAGCCATTTAAGCCCCAGCAGGGCTCTGCACTCCAGCGATTCGGCGGCGCCATCCTGGAAGGCGCCGAAGGGGTCGGGAAAATTGCCGGC